CCCTCCTTTTTTTATAGGTATAAACTCGTAGGCATAAATTATTGTTAAGGAATCAACACAAAACACCTAGATAGTAGTAGAATATAGAGGTGAAGCGTATGAACGAAAACCCCTTTGTTATGTTATTCTATGTGCATGGAGGTTATTATGCACAACCTAATCTCTTACAATCAACTAGCTGGATGGGAACACTTTGAGGAGACAGTAGAACGATCTAATGAACAGAACGACTTAGTTAATGATTATTTTAATTGTTTAATTGAGTGTGATGATGAAAAACAAACTTGTAAAAGAATTTGTAGGGAGTTGTTAAGCAAGTCATAATGAAACTGGGGGGTTGACTGCCCCTCTTTTTTTATGGTAAAATGCCTTGAGAGAATGGTATCTTATGGATAGAGACAAACTAAAACTGATTGTCCGTAATCTTGAACTATTGGTTGATTCTCTCAAGGCAGAAGTCTATTCTGATGTGTCTGCATATAGCAAATATACAGAACCAGAAGTGAGAAAAAGACCCATTTTAGATTACGATGAAATTTTTGAGGATTCTGATTTAGATGACTAGTAGAGCACGAGAACTAATAAAGTTGCTAGAAAAACTTGTTAAGCAAGAGCATCTTTATACTGATGAAAAAATCATAGAGATGAAACAACAACTGCGAACGCTTAAGGAAGAAATCGCAGAACTTGAATCAAAAACATCAAAAGGATTTGGAAAGAAATGACTGTAAAACTTATCAGCGTGACTCCCGATGCAGAACAAACAATGGCATATATTGCTAGAGTTTCTAATCCAGCGAATCAGGATTCTGAAAACTATGCGGGTTTGCTACGTTATTGTATTAAGCACAATCATTGGTCTGTGTTTGAGCAATCTTCTATGAGTCTTGAGATTGAAACTAACCGTGGTATCGCAGCCCAGATACTTCGACACAGGTCCTTTACATTTCAGGAATTTTCACAACGTTATGCTGACACAAATCTAATCACCGAAAATATTCCTATTCCAGATCTTCGTAAACAAGATACCAAGAATCGTCAAAACTCCACAGATGATCTTGGTGACTATGTAAAACTTAAGTTTCAGACAGAAATTGCTGAATTGTTTAAGCACTCTAATAACCTCTACAAGCGAATGTTAGAGGCAGGTGTGGCAAAAGAGTGTGCAAGGTTTGTATTGCCTTTAGCGACGCCCACACGCATCTATATGACGGGTTCTTGCAGGTCGTGGATACATTACATAACACTTAGATCTGCCAATGGTACTCAAAAAGAGCATATGGATATTGCTCTTGAATGCAAAAAAGTATTTTCTGAGCAATTCCCGACAGTTGCAGAAGCTCTTGAGTGGGTCTAAATATTTTATGTTGAGATTATAACTGATGCCTACATATCGCTTCGAAAATACTGAAACTGGTGAAATCTTTGAGAAATGGATGCTTATGGCAGAAAAGGACCCATATCTCAAAGAAAATCCTCATCTCAAACCACTCATTCCAACACAAATGAATGTTGGTGAGGTGGGAGATTGGAGAAATAAATTAACTCAAAAACATCCTTCGTGGAATGATGTCTTAGGTCGTGCTCAAAAAATGCCCGGTTCAACTGTAAAAAAACTCTAATATGGCAAGAAGAAAAAGAGGAAACAACGATCAACCAATCGGTGTTGGTCTGACCGCAAAACAAATGAAGAGGAGAAAACCTCTAAGTGCAGAATACTTGATTGATATTGACCCTCTTACAGAAAACCAAAAGCGTTTGTTTGAATCTTATACTGACGGTAAACATCTAGTTGCCTACGGGTGTGCTGGAACGGGTAAGACCTTTATTACTCTTTACAATGCTCTTGCTGACGTTCTAGATGAATCAACTCCTTATGAGAAAATCTATCTTGTTCGTTCATTAGTTGCGACAAGAGAAATTGGTTTCCTTCCTGGTTCTCACGAAGATAAGGCAGATATTTACCAGATTCCTTATAAGAATATGGTGAAGTATATGTTCCAGATGCCTAGTGATTCTGAATTTGAGATGCTCTATGGCAACTTAAAGTCGCAAGAAACAATTAAGTTCTGGTCAACTTCTTTTCTTCGCGGAACGACTCTTGATAATGCAATCATTATTGTGGACGAGTTTCAGAATCTAAACTTCCACGAACTAGATTCTATTATTACTCGTGTTGGTGAGAATACCAAGATTTGTTTCTGTGGTGATGCTTCTCAATCAGACTTACAGAAAACAAATGAGCGTAATGGTATTGTAGATTTTATGTCGGTATTGCGTAAAATGCCATCTTTTGATATAATTGAGTTTGGTGTAGACGATATTGTTCGTTCTGGACTTGTCAAAGAATACATTATTGCGAAAATGGATGCTGGTTTTTGATGTTTAATCATATTGATATTGAACTCCCAAAGTTGGAGCGTGAAACGATTGATGGTGTAAGATATTATTCTGTGCCAGATGAGGAAAAACTCCTTAAGTTAGTATCCATTACTTCTATTACGAGTCATTTTAATCGTGAAATCTTTGTCAATTGGCGTAAAAAGGTCGGTGAGGAGGAAGCTGATAAGATTACTAAAGCGGCGACTTCTCGCGGCACGGATATGCATTCTCTTACGGAGCACTACCTTAAGAATCAAGATTTGCCGTCTGTTGCGCCGATTGCGGATTTTCTTTTTAAGATTGCGAAAACAGAACTGAATAAAATCAATAATATTCATTGTTTAGAAGGTGCTTTATACAGTAAGCAACTTGGTGTAGCAGGGACGACGGATTGTATTGGAGAGCACGATGGAGAACTTGCTGTAATTGACTTTAAAACCTCCAAAAAACCAAAACCACGCGAATGGATTACGCATTATTTCGTCCAAGCAATGTTTTATGGTATGGCGTATTATGAAATGACTGGAACTCCTATTAAAAAATTAGTCATTATTATGGCGTGTGAAAATGGAGAATGTGTTCTTTATGAGGAAAGAGATTTAAAAAAATATATGAAACTTGTAGTTCAATATATTAAAAAGTTTGTAAATGATCGTCTTGAACTTATGTCTAAATAAGAGTGCCTGTCTGGGTCGCACTTTTCAGGTGGGGGGTATTTTTGCTCCCCTTATAAATATTATTGCGACCCCGATAGAGTAGAAATATGAAAAAATATTTTTATGTTTATTATTCTTATGAAGAATTTGGAAGAGGATATATTGGAAGCAGAATTTGTAAATGTCTTCCGGAAGAAGATATAAAATATTTTGGTTCTTATAAAGATAAAACTTTTAATCCTACTGAAAAAATTATATTAGAAGTATTTTCTAGTAAGAAAGAAATGTTAAATGCAGAAATACTTCTGCATAATTTTTATAAAATTGATAAAAATTCACATTTTGCAAATAAAGCAAGACAAACCTCAAATAAATTTTCAACATTTGGATTAAAACATTCCGAAGAAACTAAAAATAATTTTAGAAAACTTTGGATTGGAAATCGTAATCCTAATTATAACGCAGGAAAAAATCATTCATTTTTTGGTAAAAAACATACTGAAGAATGGAAGAAGCAACAAAGTATTAGAAACATTGGTAAAAAACGTAGTGAAGAATCTAAAAAAAAACAATCACTAGCAATGAAAGAAAAAATTCCTTGGAATAAAGGAATACGTGATTTAAGTATAACTGGAGAAAAAAATCCAAGAGCAAAGAAAATTATTTTTAATGGTGAAACTTTTGGATGTATAAAGGATGCTATTGAAAAAACAGGTATATCACGTCATATGATTAAAAAATCTTGCACTTTTATTGACTAATATATTATTTTAAGATATAATAAATACCATATTGTGAAAATTATGAGCAATCCGTTAGAAAATCTTCTAGAATTCAAAATAGAATATATGGAACCAAATAAAGAATTAGAACAAGTCATAGAAAATAAGTTTCTTACTCCTTCAAAGTTTGCTCTAGAAATAGAGAAAATTGTAATTGAAGAAAACTTCAATTATATTGACGCAATTTGTCATTATTGTGAGCTCAATAGTCTTGAAGTTGAGTCAGTTACAAAACTTATTTCAAAACCTCTAAAAGAAAAGTTGAAATATGATGCGATAAGTTTAAACTTTATGAAGCGGACCTCGCGTGCAAAACTGCCTCTATGATTGTGACTCCATTTGAAACTTATCAACATTATCTGTCACTTAAAAATCATTTTACAAATCCAAAATACGATTTCTTCAAGTATGGTGCGAAGACCCGTGCCAGTATTGCTTCCTTTAATAAGAGGCGCGATAAATATTGGTTCGAGAAAACAAGTCGCAAATACTCTGACAAAGAAGTCGTAGATTTTTTAGTATCAAATTTTGTAGAGGCAGACAACGCGAGTAATTTATGGATTGGCGAAATTATCAATTCTGGCGAAAGAACCTACGCAGATTGGATGCGGAGACAACAGAGTTTGACTTACTTATTCAAAGAGCAAAGCAGCGAATTGTTCTTGGAAACAAAATTAGAGGATGCCTTGAACTGTTCCAAAGGTCATCCACCCGTTCTAAAAAAATTCCTGAGCGGGAAGATTTCTATTGAAACTCTAGTCATCTATGATAAAATATTCCTGTTCGGGAAAAAGTTTGATAAGAAACTTTTAGATCCAGTGTGGGAAACCGTCAGTTTAAAAATGAAAAAATACAATCCATTTCTAAATATTGATGTGTTTCAATTCAAGAAGATTTTACGGGAAATCATCGATGAGTAAATTTTTTGATTCTGATATTATTCAGGAAGAACTGAAAGAAATCAATCAATTGCAAGAGAGTATTTACGGAAGCATTTTGACTTTTGGTGTTATGTCCCGTGAAGATAAACTGGAGCATATTGAAAGACTTGAAATGTTACTTGAAAAACAACGAGTAATGTATACAAGATTGTCTCTTTCAGATGACCCAGAAGCGGTTGTGATGAAAGAGAATCTTCGTAAATCAGTTGCCCTGATGGGTTTCCCACCAGAGACTGATATGGGATTACTGTTTAGCAGTATGACCAAAACCATCGAATCTCTCAAGCAATTCATTGACGGTTGAGAGCATTTTTGCTATAATATCCAAGTAATCCAATTCATCCCAAGTATCCTAAAAATCCTATGTCATTCGAAAATCTTAAGAAGCAATCCAAACTTGGTTCTCTCACCGAAAAACTGGTGAAAGAAGTAGAAAAAATGAATAACTCCGAAAGTTCTAGTGATGACCGCTTTTGGAAGTTGAGTGTAGATAAGTCAAATAATGGTTATGCCGTAATCCGTTTTCTTCCTGCTCCTAATGGGGAAGATATTCCGTTTGTCAAAGTTTATAGTCACGCATTTCAAGGTCCTGGTGGTTGGTTAATTGATACGTGCCTGACTACCGTGAATCAAAAGTGCCCTGTGTGCGAGCACAACTCTGGACTCTGGAATAATGGCACTGATGCTGGCAAAGAAGTTGCCCGTAAGCAGAAGCGTAAACTGACTTATGTCAGCAATGTTTATGTCGTCAAAGACCCTGCCAATCCTGAAAACGAAGGTAAAGTCTTCCTCTTCAAGTATGGTAAGAAAATCTTTGATAAGATTATGGAAGCAATGCAACCTGAATATGAGGACGAAACTCCGATTAATGCCTTTGACTTCTGGCAGGGTGCAAACTTCAAACTGAAGGCAAAGAGTGTTGCTGGTTATCGTAACTATGATTCCAGTGAGTTTGCTTCGGTTGGAGCTCTTCTGGACGATGATGATGCAATGGAAGCAATCTGGAAGAAGCAGTATTCTCTTACCGAATTTGTTGCTCCTGACCAATTCAAGACTTATGAAGAATTGAAGAAGCGTCTTGATTCAGTGCTTGGTGCAAAGTCTGTGCGTCTCGATGAAGAAGTTGATAACGAGGAAGAGTATTCTCGTGGTTCTGCAAGGGACCTTGATGATGGTCTTCGTAGCGAACTGAATAATCTTCAACCCACTCGTCGTGCTGCTGCTCCAGTGGAAGAAGATGAGGATGATGACGCACTTTCGTACTTCGCAAAACTTGCCGAAGACTGATGTGTATGAGGAGGAGAGAAATCTCCTCCTTTAAAATGGAATTGAAACCTTTGTGTTTTCAGTCTTAATTAATCTATCATTCACATACTGCGATGACCTATCATAGATCATCGCTTTTCTTGTATCATTAATAACTTGTTGGAGGTATCTTGGTTTTAATACGTAGATACCTCTTTTATCATTGTTCTTTCTGACTTCATATTCATAATTACTCACACCCACAATTGGGTCTGATATGCGAATGACATTTTCTCCAAGTGCTGTTGCGTCATTTGTATAAAGATTTCCATCGTAAGTATAATAAACTTTAAAGTCTTCATCAACAACTTGATCTGCAGGAAGAATTAAACGGTCTTCTGGGTCTTTGACTTCTTTGGTTTCATAATGATGAATTTCGTTTAAGTCATTTCCATAGATTGATTCTGCATAATCATAGACTTGTTTATCAGATAATGGCCATTCATCTCTTAATCTTGTAATTCCTGCAGATACAATCACAACCCAATCATATTGAACGCTTCCATAAATCTCTTGTGCAACTAATTCTGGTCTAGAACCATCAGGAATCTGATACTTGTCGAAGATAGTAAATACATTTTGTAAGTCATCACGAAGTTTAACTCTACGGAATAGATTCTTTACCGTAACATATTGATGTGATGACTTAGTTCCTGGTAAAAAGGATTGATATTCTAAATTTGGAAGTTCTCTGAAGTATGTCATTAGTATCCAACTCCTGTTTTTCCTTCTGCACTTCCATAATCTTCGAAGTAAATCGGCGTCAATTCTTGGAAACCAAGTGTAAGATTCATATTTACTGGTGTGCCATCGGAGTAAGTAGCATACGTACCAGAACCAGTAAAGTTTAAACTTAAACCTTGAAGAGCGCAGATTTTAAATCTATTTAGATATGGGTGAGGTTTTCCACCACTCATATATTGAACTTTAAAAACGCTTGGTGCGGTTAAAAATAAACCTCCTGCTGCTCCTGAAGCAGTTCCTTTTTTGGCAGACATTTCTGCTTTTAGGAAATATACCATTTCTCTTATTACTCTTGCTTCATTAGCATCTCTTGGTGCTAAGTCGAATGCCAAAGAAAAACCTTCTCTTAAATTTACACCTCTGAATAATAATTCAATATTTTCATTGATGACTGCACCAGTCTCTCTACCCAAAATTTCTCCAAATAAATTTTGGTCTTGTCCTAACAATTGCTGAACTGCCTGTGCCGCAAAAAAGTTTTGTATTGCTTTTTGACCCAATCCAGTTTGAGAAGCTTCTACAACTGCTTTTCCTGATGTTATGAGAGCTTTTAATCCTTCTATTGGTCCATTAGTTATGGTTTTTTGACCAATACCTAATAGAGTTCCTGTTAACCCACTCAATTGACCTTGACCCCATCCAGCAGATTGAGAATTTGTGGGTAGGGATTGTGGCATAGGAAGTAAAAGAGTGCCTCTTACCGTTTTTCCACTCAAAGATTGATAATTTCTATCTGAAGTTGGGATTGTAAAATTATTAGAACTTAATTGCCCAACTCCCGGAGGTTCATACTTATATGCATCTATCTTCACATAGTCAGTATTCTGGTCTATGAGACCCAGTGGATATCTGAATACCGTTGGTTTGGACATTTATTTTTTGAACTATTTAGTTAGAATGTTGCTAAAAGGCA